ACCGCTCAAGGGTGACCGGCTCGCCTGCAAGGTTCCAGCCCATCACGTCCGGTACACCACCAGCGCGTCCGCGCGGATCACGACAACCTCGACACCGGGAAGCGCCCGCTCAGCCTCCTCGCGCACCTCGTCACGCTCGCCCATGTCCAGCGGGCCGGCGACCGCGATGAGGAGCTTGTCGCCGGGCCGGACGATGCCGATGGAGACCTGAGCGTCGATCTCGATACCCGGGATGATCGCCATAACCGGTTGCCCGTGACCTCGGGGCGGCGGTCAGCTCCGGGCCGGGGCGGGTACACCGTCTTCCCGCAGGCGACGCAGGGGCGCCCGTAGGTGCCGTCCGCGCTGCCGTGGCCGTGGCGCCGGCAGTAGGTCCATCGCATGCCCAGGCTGGTGACGGCGGACCTGACCGTCTCGCGCCAGCTCATGACGGGGCCGGGAAGGCTTCGCCGTTGGCCATCAGCCGCGCGCCGTACTCCGCGTCCACCGTGACGATGTCCCCCGGGAACCGGGCTCCGTGGTTCGCGTTGACCATCATGACCTTGACTTTCGCGGGCGGCTCAGGTGCCTTCGGGGCGGGGCTCGCCGGGGGCGGGGCCTCCTTCTCCGGCGGGGCTACGACCAGCACAGGCGCGGTCACGACCTCAGGTGTCTCCGTGTCGTCTGCCGCCACCGCCGGCTCGTTCGCGCCCTTCTTCGGTGCCGGGGATTCCTTCGCCGCCGCCGTCCCGTTGGTCTGCTCAGCCATCACGCGGCCCTCCCGTGTCTCTTGCCACTTCCTGCCAACAGTCTCCCACCCGGCCAGGGCGCAACAGGTTTACACCGGCAGCCAAAATGCGGGCCGATCCCCGGAAGCCCTATATCGGGCGGATCGTCCACGTAGAAATTGCCGCCGTCAGCGGCTTTACACTCGGCCGTGGTCCTGCCGTCACCACGAACGGATTGCCAGCCAAGCAGATTGCCGTGGGCCGCCGCCTCCAGGTCGATCTGACCCGCCGCCGCCGCCCGGGCCCACATCGCGTCAAGATGCTGCTGAAAGTACCGCGACTCCTTCAGGATCTGCGCTTCCGCCGCCGCATCCACATCCTCACCCTGCGCCCTGGCTTCCGCCATCGCCCCTGCTACCCGGGTCGCCGCCGCGACAGCGAACGCGGCCCGCCTGGCCAGGTTCATCCTGCTCACCTGCTCACTCGCCGCCCCGATGACCCCGGTCACAGCAGGCGGGTGGGCGAGCACGATCCGGTCCAGGACCCGCCGCAGCCCCTGCCAGAACGTGTGCGGCACGGCGGAGCGGGCACGGCGGAACCGGAACATCAGCGCGGCGACGATCGCGGCGGCGGTCAGGGCGGTCAGCAGCATCCCCGCGAGGGTGACAGCTATGGCGTCGACCACGACGGGCGGTATCGAGCCGGGCGGCAGGCGAGGAGGCTTGCGCGGCGGGGGCTGCTGAGGGGGAGGCTGCTGCTGAGCGGGGATGGTCACGGCCGCTCCGGGCCGTTATGGAGATGACAGGTCCATACTCTCCTGACCCATACCCCGTCCCGCAGCTCCATCCAGGTCACGCAGCCGCACGCCTGCACAGTCCGGCTGCATGACGCCTCGAACCGCTGCGGCGGGGCCGGTGTGGTCACGGCAGGCAGAACCCGATGAGGATGCCGGTGAACAGGACGATGCCATAGCCGATTCCGTCGTGAACGGAGCCGCTGGCCAGCCCCGCCCCTGAGCCGCCGATGATGGCCCAAGAGACCGCAAGAGCGAATCTGCGCGACTTCCCCCGGTGACCCGGCGGCAGAAGGCGCTCGTCCTGCTCCATCGTCGGATGCCCGCTCACGGCGTCCGCTGCCAGTCCGGGGTGAACGCCAGCGTGATCGAGACCGTGGCACCCTCAGGGATAGGCGAGCAGCAGGACGGGCACGGCATCCCGGCAGCCCCGCATCCCGCGTCCTCGCAGCCCTCCCAGGCGATGTAAGGGTGATCCTCGCAGACATGACCGGAATCAAGGCAGCGAGAGCAGCGCGGCCGGGCCTGGCCGTGGCGGCGGGGCGGAAGCCAGTGATCCGGCCGGTGCGGGGATATCAGGACGGACCCGTGACGGAGGCATTCCGGCCGCAGGTCGAGCACGCCGATGACCGCGTCGCCGCCGATCGCGGAGCCGAGCGACGGGTGGCCGTGATGCTTCAGGTTCGACGCCGCCCACGCCTGCTCCGCGCGGTGATCCTGGTAGGCGAACGCCGCCACGTCATGCGGGTGCACCTGGTCCCGCTCGCCGATCAGCCGCAGAGCGGCAGCCTCGTCCACGTGGCGCGGCTTGCCGTGCTCAGCAATCAGCTTCGCCCGCCGCTCCGCATGACCCGGGTCGCAGCTCACGACGCACCCGCCGGTTTAATGCCAGCGGATATACCGGCCGCCTCGATCACCTCAGCGCACCACGCGCCGCTCACCCGCCCGTTCCGCTTGCACTCCGGGCAGAAGAACGCGTCCAGCTCAATCGCCAGGTCCGCGACCACATCGCACCGGGGATGGCCTATCCCGATCTTCGCCTCGCCCGCCTGCGGGTACACCTTCCCGCCCGGGGGGATCACGAGCTCGCACCACCCGCCGCCGATATCGTCGGTGAACGGCTTCCGGACCTCCCCGCCGGTGCCGGTCAAGGTCCCGCACCCCCGGCCATGGGCGGCATCGGCGAGGGCGGGCTAGCGGGCGGGGTGGACTCCGCCACAGCGGCGAGGTGAGCCTTGAGGATGCCGGCTTGGGTGAGGGAGTGAACGAGCGCCACCACCGCCGTCAGCACGCCGACGATCCCCGTGCACAGAGACGTGATCACCGCCGGGGTCACGGCGGGAAACCCAGCTTCCGCACCGTTTCGGCGGCCTCCGGCAGCTTCATCGACAGCCCGTCCGGTGTCGACCGCCACCCGGGATAGCTCTCCTCGTAGGCGTGGTCCAGCGCCTTCGCCTCAGCCTCGAGCGCGTCATGCCATTCGGCCTGCGTGAACACGCCCTTGCTGATCAGCAGCGCGATAACCGCAGACTGCTCGGCGCGGAGCAGGATCGACAGTTCCAGGTGGTGCTTGACCGCCTTGCACTCCCCGTCGCTGTCCATCCGGGAGCCGAGCTGCCACGACGCGAAGAATTTCCGCCACCTGGTCAGCTTGTCCAGCGCGGCTATCAGGCTCTCGTCGCTCACTCGATCCCCCCGGTTCCCGTCAGGTGCGTGCGGCGATGATACCGGGAGTCACGTCCCGCTCGCTCACGGTCCCGCCGCCGCAGCCAGCGGCCCCGCCATCGGAGGCTTACCCGGCGGCGGTGACGGCGGGCCCGGCGGTGACGGGAACGCGGGCGCGGACGGCACCTTCCCCGGCTGCGGGCCCCGCCCCTGAGCCGCCGCGGCCTGAGCTATCCCCGTCCCCGCCTGAGCTATGCCCTGCAGCGCCCCGAGTCCCGCGGCGGCTTCCGGCGGCATCCCCGGCGGCGGGTTACCCGCGAGCGCTTCCGCCCGCTGGCTCGCCGTCGACACCAGCGCCTCGTGGATCTGGCCTTCGTCCAGGTCCAGGATGACAGCCATCCGCTCCGTCAGAAGGTCGATGAAAGCCAGGGGAACGTTGAGCTTGGGCGCGGCGGCCATGGTGCCGAACATCGAGAACAGGACTGCGGTCATGGCCTCTTGCAGCGGCCCGAACTTCCACTGCGGGAACGCCGCGTCCGCACCGAAATTCAGCATCACCAGGGGACGGATCAGGTCATGGGAGATGGAGTCGGCTATCTCCGTCGCTACGGCCTCACGGGACGCCAGGTAGTAGGAGGACTGGTCCTCGGACATGCCGTACGAGCCAGCCGACGCACCGCCGCCCGCACGGGTGCCGCGGACTGCCGCGCCGGAGAGCTGGAGGAAGCCGGCGAGGACGGAGCTGGCTGCCCAGTTCTCTAGAAAGGTCATGCAGGCCGCGAACTGGGCGCCTGCGTCGGCTGCGGAGGGCAGGGCCTCGAATGTCTTCTGGCCCTCGACGGGGTGGACGAGGCCGACGATCCCCGAACCGCGCAATTGCGCGATGTCGTCGGCTCGGGCCGTGGCTTCGGGCTGGTCGTTGCCGTAGACGACCAGGCGCTGCATGGCCATGCCCTCCAGGAACGAAAGCCATAGGAATTGGAGCTTCGCCATGGTCTCGTAGCACTGCCGGCTCACTTCCATCTCGCTGATGCCGGTGAGCGGTTCGCGGTGCTTGCCATGCGTGTAGATGTACGAGCGGACCTTGGGGATGTCGACGTAGCCGGGGACTTTCTGCTTGTTGCTTATCTGCAGGTTCCCGCCGAAAAGCCAGACCTGCTGCCGGAACCCGTTGCTCTCGCCAGTGCGGTCGTTGTAGCGGGCCTGGCAGGTGGCGGGGGGGCGGTACGCGACTTTGTCGTAGATTATTTTCCCGTCGGATTCCCTGATCCGCCACACTTTTTCGAAAAAAGATCTACGGAATATCTGGCCGGCCGTGATCTGTCCGACCAACTCTGAGATGGGCGTTTTCATGCCGCCCGACTCGTCGCTGGTCATGAGCACAGACTGCACGAACTCAGCTTCGCCCTTGTCGCCGCCCGCGGGGTCGATTGTGTAGGGCGCCCCGCGGATCGGGAGGGTGAGCGCCTGCTCTATGGCCGCACACATTCCGTTACGAGCCAGCATGATTTTGTAATCACGCGCCGTCGTCTCGCAGGTGGTAAGCCATAATCGAACACATCGCCTTCTCCATAAGTAGTAGGCGAACAATCTCTGTCCTATATCGAATGAGGTTCCGATTTCTGGCCCCATCAAGCCCCGTTTCCCGCCGACGCTACGGGAACCCTTTGGCGCAATATCAGGGAAGGCGAGGATTCTAGCAGAGTGTGTATCGACCATGACTTGGCATCACCCCCGCTCCGCTCCCAGGGCGCGGCTCCAGTCTCACGCGCATCTCCCGTTAGCGTACCGCCCTGCTGTCCCGCGAGGCAGGTCCGCACCGCGCTACGCCGCGGCGGGGTCGCCGCCTCGGGCCGCCTGGGAGCGTTTGGCGGCGGCCCGGGCGGCGGCACAGGTGCACCGTGACGTACTCGTAGACGGGCGGCAGGGCTGTCATTGCGCGTCCGGGTGCTCGCGCCGCCAGCTCGCGAGGCCCTCCGCGGACTTGCCCCGCTGCTCCGCTACAGCGGCCAGCAGAGCGTCCGTGTCCGCTATCGCCTGCTCGTTCTCAGCCAGCCGCATCGCGTCCCCGCGCATCTGGTAGCCGTAGCGAGGGGTTGTGCTGAGCCTGAGCCTGAGCGGCACGCTCACGGGCAACCCGGGCGTTCTCGATAGCCGCGGCGGGACCGTG